TGGTAGAAATGCGTCTTTATGTTTCTATTCATTTTCTTTACTCCATTCTATCACAATTATTCCATCTTTAATGACCTCTACTTTGGTTATTCCTGATTCCAGCACCTTAAGTCTGTAAAGCTGTCCCACCTGAGCCGACGAGTCTGATGTGAATTCATACCAGTTGCCAGATGTATAGCACCATCGTAAAAGAATAGCGCCCATTTTATTTCTCCCGCATAGCTACGATAGCTTCGATATCAGCTTGTGCAATCCCCGCTTGCTTCATCTGGTTCACAAGCTCTAAACGTTCCTGAGAAAGAATGTACTTGCGCAGGAAGTTAAGAGGTTTGGAGTGTTCCGAATAAATCTTAGCAGCCACCGCCCCCGCACAAGTCTTGACTGTAACGCCCGCTCGTTGACCAGTCTTTTTACTGGCGTTGGATGTTGTTACGACGTATCCGTTAATAATTTCGGCCATGATTATTCTTCCCGGTTTAACGATAGTAGTACGTGTTACCTTCAAATTCCACCTCGGAATAATCTTGCTTCAGCGCATCATAATCAACAACAATCTTGAGGTACGACGGAATGTTTTTAGGCAAATCACCAATGTCTTCAAGCATATCATCCATATATTCTTCAAAGTAGCTTTCTTTGATGAGCGTCGCAGGATACCAGTCACCTCCCCATTGTTCATCACCGCCGTACCCGCGAAGTTCCCCAAGCAGGTCCTCTAGAGTTTGCAATTCCTCCACAGAATCTCCAAATGGGTGATTGTTCTTGTCAATACTGATACACCACTCGTTAAGGCCCATCTCTTGTTCTTGTTCGCCAACTTCATCTTTTACGTTGGTAAGTTCTTCGCGCAGTTCTTCCACTCGTGCGATTACGTCGCGAATGTCGATGATGTCAGCGCCGTCAAAATCAGTGATGTCGTTGTGTGCCATGTTCGTTTCTCCTTTGGGTGAGTGTCTTACGTTGTGTTTGCTGCGTCAGTAAGGTCACTTTAAGCCACTTCCAAGCCTAAGTCAAGCACTTTTAAGCCAAACACCACAAATTATTTTAGCCTCTATATAGCATGTCTCTACAACGTGCCTACACCGGCTATACAGATAAGCGCCAACTATCCGCTATAGAGATAAGTGTTACCACACCATTCCTTATCACGATAAACATCCAGTAAAACACTGCCCTGCATTTTCAAAACCCATTCTCCAAAACAAAAAGCCCGCACAAGGCGAGCTGAAATAAAATTTCTGGAAAATGTAGAATAGGGGTCGTTGATCCCATGTATTGAATAGTCCCGGATCAGAATCGAACTTTTCCATCCTATTCAATATTCAATTCCAAAATGAACTAGAGGACCACACGGCCCTCTCAGCGTTATTTCCCATCGTACGTTCCCGCCAAAATTGCTTCCCTTTTTTCTTTCAAGTGGTGCTCGTAATTAGCCCAGTCCATAAACATAAGTGTTGCGACAATAGCCAATCCTACAGCAATGAATGTTTTCTTCATATCAGCCTCCATATCGATACATTGCAGCAAACAACGTAGCAATCACAGCACCGAACGCAAGAAATGGCAGCATGCGGTAGTCTTTTGTTGTGATGAGTTCGTACGATAAATAACCTGCAAACGTAATCACTAAAAGAGACAGCACAACAGCGACGTTATTAAGTTCTACAGATTGATTCAAAAATGTCAATCCGAAAGCAAACACGATAAGAGTGATAAGCGTGTATGCGAAATGCTTGATTGTGTCCATTCATTCCTCCTTCACCAGATAACGAGCAGCTTGCACATATCCACTTCCCATTTCGGTAGGAAGGGTCCAATAAACCTCATACGTGTATTTTACTCCGTTGTGCACGATTTCTAAAGGCCAATCTTTATCGATAGAGAAGTGTTTGATGTAAGCATACAACTCTGCATCTGTCGCACTGAGAATTGTGATTTCGTACATAGACATTTCAGCCATTCCGCTTTCCTTTGTTTGTTTATAATTTGTTTGTACAATAAACGACATGCTATCTTGGAAATGGCTGTTAGTCAATGTGAAAGATGGTTATTTTGTTTTAGCTTTGGACATGGCAGCGTCGACAGCACGATCCATTTCGGTCAGGCCATAATGGGCGATGATATTCTGCTGTTCCGTCCCTACTGAACGCAGCCACCAGTGGTAGTTAAGTCCCACGATGTCGTGCAGCGTTTCGATAGTAGTTATTTCGTTGTAGCGTGCTACAGCTTTCCAACAGTTTCCGTCACACTCAAGTGTAATGCCACCACTCTTGTAGAATCCTCCAATATGGAACTTTCCACCTTTGCGAAGCCCCACTTCGATGTCAGCTTCGACTATTTCTTGGATGAAGCTTGGGATGATCATTTTGCACCTCTCATTGATAATCTTTATAAATACCAGAGTCGATAAGGCGTTTAAATTCTGAGATGGCTCTAGCCTCATCATCTTTCGGCACCCATTCGATGGTGTCAATCATATTGCTAGTCTCCCACTCTTGCACAATGATCCAACTACCCAAGTAGTCGCACCACTCCAAGCCAAGGTCTTCGTACACGAAAATCATAATTCCCTCTTAAATTTGTTAAGGCATAAGAATCTTAGTCGAAGCCGGTTCGCATGTCAACGAAAATTTTCGCACAAAAGAAAAACCCCGCACAAGGCGGGGTAAAGGTGCTACTACGAGGTGCACTTATATACTTGTAACTGTGCCAAACTTGACAGATAGTAATCTTAATGGTGTTATACAGTTGTCGGGTAGTGCAATACTGCCTGAGCAAGTCTGAAGTAAATCCCACACACATTTTAACATAGGAGTATCGCTATGTCGCGTTCGTTCGACTATCGCCAAGCTACGCTTGAAGAAACTGCACGTCATCTCAACACGGTTCAGCTTCAAGCCTATAGTAAGTTAGTCACATATTACACCAAAAAAGAAGATCACGCAATGCTTGCAAAGCTGGAGCAGGCGAAGCGGTTGGCAAAAATCCTCAAGCTGACGCAGGAGTATGACGCTCTGTATGGAGTGTCTTGATGGACTATAAGAGGATTTATGAGGAGCTAATTGAGCATAGGAAGATGATGCCGAAGTTGGAGGACACGTATTATGAGAAGCACCATATTGTGCCGAGGTGCATGGGCGGTGGTGATGAGGAGGAGAATCTTGTGTATTTGACGGCTGAGGATCACTTTATGGCCCATCTGTTGTTAGCTAGAGCATATGGGGTTGATGGGTTGTGGTTCGCTGTTCAGGCTATGACAATGCCAACAAGAAGTGATCGGAAAATTAGAGATAGGCGTACATTTGGCATTGTTCGGAGAGAAGTTGCAGAACGCTTGCGTAATTATGTAATGGACCACACAATCTACACTTTTAAGGATATTATGACAGGTGCCGTTTTCTCTTGTAAAAGGGACGATCTAGTTAAAATGTATGGTTGGCCTAGAGGTGCAGCGAGCAAGCTGGTTACAGGAAAGGCGACTGTTACTCATGGGGTTTGCCTTGCCAGCGCAGAAGATTTGCGTAAGGAGTTCGACACAACTTCCTATAGTTTTCGTCACATGGAAACAGGCACTGTGTATTTAAGGACAAGGAAAAAGTTCAGTGACGAGTTTGATATCAGACTGGATTATGTACACTCTCTAGTGGAAGGTAGATTGAAAACGTGCAAAGGTTATTGTATGGATTTTGCGAATAAAGATTTTTTACGTAACAGGCGTGCAAAACTTCACAAGTTTAGGAGGATTTCTTCTGGGGAAGTTTATTGTAAAAGTGTGTCGGAAATGGTGGTAGAATTTAATCTACAACGGAGTTCCTTAAAGGAGCTAGTGCGAGGAACTATTTTAACAACAGGTGGGTTCTGCTTAGATTCTACCCCAACAGATACACAAGGACTTGATAAATTGGCAAGAGGGGGTGTGTTCATAATAAAGGACACTGTAACAGGCAAGGTTTTATCTGGTACTAGCAAAGAACTTGCTGCCGCCTGTGGTTTTGACAGCGGCAGCTTGCCGAGAGCATTTAGACAAGGTAAAACAACTTTGAAAAATTATGAGATACTTGGACATGAGAGGACGCCCGCCTTATCGGCGGGCAGTTTTAATGTCACAGCGCTCCAGAATTCGCCTTCAGAATCTTCGCAATTGCAGTTGCAAGTTCCATCACCGCAGCATCGTACTCCTGCGGAGTCGCATTGTGAGCAACGGGCTGCATAATGGTTGGCGACTGCGCCGATGTTTTTGCCAACTCATCCTGATAGCGACGAAGGGCGGCGGCGCTACGCTTGTTCTCTTTACGTTCATACTTACGTTTTTGACGAGGGTGGACAACAGCACCCTCAGGGTTTGCAGCGGTGGCTTTCTTGTCTTCCTTCTTCGTCGCAGAATCATGAAGCTCCTGCGCCATTTGTTGCAACGTCTCACCCTTTTCTTCGTTCTTCACAAGCGTGAGATTGTTAGCAACCACATCGTTAGTCTTGCGAGCCTTGCTGTTGAGCGACTTGGGGAGCCGTTGACGAACTAGGATTTCTTCAGGTGCAATTTTAGCATGCTCTGCGTATGTCTGTGCAATCTTGAAGGCATCTTCTTTGCTGAGTGGGTGGGTAGCTTGATAAAAGTCCACTCCAACTCGGCGTTCGGTGCCCTCAAGGAAGCAAGTGATCTGTCCATCTTTCTTCGTCTCAGGGAAGAACAGCACTGCCTTGTCGTTGTTGGGCGTAACTCGTGCGATAACTTGTTTCATGATGTAACTCCTATATGTAGTTAAGTTGTGCCAGCTTCTCTATGTTTGCCAGCCTAGTTAGTAATGTCGCCGCTTTAACTGTTGTCTCTGCTGCGTCGATGAGTGAAGCATAAGGCATATAAAACACAGAGTCAACATAAATTTTCATATACCCCTAGATTTCTGTTCCGTAACGTGGTAAGCGTGATTTTTCACAAGCTTGCTGTATGCATAAACAGTTGTTGTAAGTGCACTTGTCAGCGCCCACCTACAAATCTCACCTAATAATCACAACATTTTGTGTACATTCTGCAAGAAAGGGCGTAACGTGATTGTAATTCTTGCGCTATCTATCTTATGTACGGCACATAACAGACTAGTGTTATGTGGCTCCTATCAGAACTGCTAGGTCGCACACTATAGAGCAAGCGTAGGATGAAGAGTGGAGTAGCTTTTTGAGCCTGTAGACGATGGGTAAGGGAATCTATTGCCTAAAATTCTAGCAACTCACTGTAAATCCGTGGGAAAGGGTACTGCTGCGCCTAAATTTTGACAACCGTAGGATGCAGCCCAAGAGGGTGGGAACAGTGGCAGTGCAGCAAAGTGCACTGAAGAAGATTCAAGAAGGTTGGGAGTGCAATATGATGCACAATTGGGGAAAATAGGAAACACCCCAAGTTGATCCCAAGGGGTGATTGACCCTGCATCACAAACGAATTTTTACTTATGACTTATTGTGAAATTTAGAATTCATTTTCATAGGGTGCAGTCCATTCTTCGTGCATTTCTACAGCACGTTTTGCAGACGCAAGAATGTCTTCCAAGTCCTCCTTCAAATCTTTATGACCACGCTGACCACTGGCCAGAGCCTTCTTGAGAAGATGTTGCAGGCAAGGGTCGACAACATTCCATGCACGAAGGACATCATACACATCTACCCAAACACCCGGCTTTACTTGGCGCATGTACTTGTTGCGTTCGATGGCGTTCTCCTCTTCAGGGTCTGGAACATACTCTTGAGGTTCAAGAATGTTAGCAGGTGCTGACACAATTTCAAAACGTGATTTGCCCCACGTCATCTTAACTTCCTTCAGCACATAATCTACATCTTGGTACTCTCCAATTACTGTGTAGACATTTCCTTTGCGAAGATAACCTTCAGCCAGTTCGTCATCAACACACAACACACTGAACGGATACTCAGATTGTTTTTCTGCCACAATTTCACAATCTTCAGGGTCGATACCAGCATTCTTATCGTCTGGAAGAGGATAATAGTCGCCTGCACCTGTACAGAGTAGGTTTTTAAGAACTTCATACTCTTCATCAACCTTATACCAGTTGTCATCAGTGGCACGTGTGATACGCACTTTCATTGTTTCTTGTTTCATAACATCCTCCTAAGATTTGTAAGAAGTCGTATGATTGCATATGTAGGCATTCCTGTCAAGCGTTGTGTTGCGTAAGAATTCTCAAAATTCTTGTTGCGTTGTACGGCAAAGTGTGCAATGATGATGACTCTGAACAACTAAGGAGGGCATATGAAAGATTACCCAGTAAACAGTGTCTGCATCCTCACAGGTGCGTGCCGAGACGAGTACAGAGGTATGGAGTGTACGATTGTGGAGCCACAAATTATGCGTGATGATCGGCATGCTAAAGGGTTGCGCTACGTTGTGTCTGTGAATGGCCTACAAGGAACTTGGTATGCATCACATAACATCTTAACGCTTCGTCGATTCCCGCCAGACACCGATGCTTGGCTGCGAGTGAAGATGAAGGATGTGTTGAAGCCTGTCGATATTAAGGAGTCCGTATGAGTGTAGAAGACACAAGGACGCCTGCACAGAAGGCTAGGGACGAGATGTCACACAATTTTCAACAACCTTACAACACGGAAGATCGATGAAATTTGAAGTCAACATGAACGATGCAGCCGAAGTGGTGCTCACTGAACTCGGCGCACAGGTTTATAACAAGTATCACGAACGGTACACGTATTATCGTCCTGAGATTGTATCTAAAGGTGATGTGCTACGTGACCAACTGTGGCACTTGATGCAAGTGTTCGGTCCTGCGATTCATCTTGGGCAATACTCTCCTTTTGAAGAGTGTCGTATGATTTTTGAGAAGGGTGGACGATGATGGGTCACGATATTGAACGACGTGCAGCACAGCGACAAGCTTTCTGCCGAGGTTGTGACCGACAGATTGTACGAGGTGAGGATATGATTTCTACATACTCTTTTCGCAACACAGGTATGTGGATTCATTTTTGTCTAGATTGTGCCAAGGAGATTGGCAAGCTTGCGGAAGGGAAAAGTTGAGCGCTTCAGGCTTGCTGATCCTTGCCTTGATGATAGCCAGCACAGTACAAGCCAACGTAGCTAACAACACTTGTGAGAAATCTATCACATACTTGGAAGCAAGAGGTGAGAGTAGTAGAGGTATTGCAGCAGTGAGGCAAGTGATTAGGAACAGGTCACGTCGCAGCGGAGACTCAGTGTGCAGGGAAGTTAAGCGCAAGGGACAATTTTCCAGCTACAAACGAGGAATGTGCTTAAGCCACGTAAGATACGATAGAAATTTCTTGCTCAAGTGGGAAGAGTCTGGTAAAGTGCACGTACTGAGCAGCGACTACACACATTACTTCAGGAAAGACATCAGGCCAGATTGGGCACGGAGTATGAAGTGTGACAGGGTTGTTGGTCATCATCGTTTTTGTAAAGATAACTAAGGGGGAATGATGAGTACAGAACACGACGCTCTGTTGGGTATAGGAAGGCGTTTTAGCAATGACAAAGATGCTGCGCACTTTATTGCAGGCAATACTAACTTGACCGAAGAACAAATTGCGCGCATGTTTGAAGGCGGAACGCATCTTGGTATGAGTGTTGAATGTCTCGATTGTTATGGCGGAGCGGATTGGTTCGTCGGCTTTGAAGTTGGTGGTGATGTTCCTGATGTGTTGATCGGTAATGTGGTAGACGCACATGAACGTTGGGATGCAATTTTCAAAGATGTTGCACCCCGCGTTATTCATGCTGTACGAGTTTATTAATTAAAAGGAGAAGAGAATGAACAAAATCTACGCTATCCTCGACAATGAGGAAGGCTACTTTGTTTCCTTTGGTGCAAAGATTGCATGGGCACGAGCAGCTAATGCAAAGAATGCTTTCAACTTGCATATGAGGAAGAGGATGGATGAGCAAGAGCGTTACGTTGTTGTAGAGCTTACTGAAGCTTATTTTCGATTGGAAGGGTTGATGAAATGAAAATACAAGTTACATTTTCAGTAATTATTGATTGCGAAGAAGACCTAACACGAAACGAAGCATTCGATGTGGCAGATCGTCTAGCTGAACGTATCACTTCTAAGAGCGGCATTGTTCTTGAAGTGTATGATGTTGACCCTGTGGAGGAATATTAATGCCAAAATTTAGTGTATCACTTTGGGCTACGTTTGAAGCCGACAATTGGGCTGACGCTCATAGGAAAGCCGACCAGATCGACACAGCATTGTTCCACAACGGCGAAGTCTCTGTGGAAGATACAGGGCTTATTGATGTGGAGTGCTCTGACGAAGAATATACGGAGGAAGAATCTTCTGAAGAAGACGACCTTATTTACGAAAACATTGACAAAGGCTGAATATGAACGACAACCTGATGAAGAATTTTGAAGAACGTATGGCCGATAAAAAGGCTAACAAGCCTAAACAATATCGCTACGACATGGAATTCAAGGTGGGTGTTATGGCTGAGAACGACGAGGACGCACAACAAAAGAGCGACTTCGTAATTGGCATTCTTAAGCAGTTTAGCGATGTTGTGGATGTGGAGAAGAAATGAAGAAGAACGTCCACGTAGTGATTGAAAAAGAATACGAAATCGAACTGAAGGACAATCTTCTTACGCAAGAATCTGTCAAAGAATTTGAGTCGTACATGTTTGAACTTGATGGAGATACGTTGGAAGAGAAGCAAAATAATTTGTTTGCTTATGCTGCACGTCAAATTGCAGAATATGATACGGACTTTGTGGAAGGGCTGGGTAAGGCCGCTAGTGTTCGTACTGCACCGTTCTATGAAAAAGAAGGTAAGGTTGTGCACGTTGTGTGGGACGACAAGTGGAGTGAAGTTGAAACGGAGATTGTGGGATGATTGACTACAAAACTCTCCTCAAGAAGTATATGGAGCATGTCTTAGATTGCGAAGGCTGTGATTTTACAGATCATGTTGGTAGTTATATGAGTGATGTAAGCTTTGCAGAAGAAGAAAAGTTTGCATTGTACAAAATTTCAGATCAGATTACGGAAGATCGTTGATGTTTTCAGCAAAACTTATCGCAGTAACTAAACCTGTTGTAGAAGGCATCGAAGACGCACAAGAACTCATTGCATACTGCGCTCGTGTGTCCAATCCATCCAATCAGATGAATATGGATACGGCAGACAAGCTTCTTAACTATCTTAAGAAGCATAAACACTGGAGTCCGTTTGAAATGGCTAACTGCGTTGTAGAGGTGGAAAGCCCTCGTGACATTGCACGTCAGCTTCTGCGACATGGCAGTTTCAAGTTTCAAGAGTTTAGCCAACGCTATGCAGACGTGACCCAGCTTGAGCAAGCATTTTGTTTGCGGGAACTGCGCATGCAAGATGTCAAGAACCGCCAGAACAGCATTCAGGCCGACGACGAAGTACTGAAGGATTGGTGGGAAAGTGAGCAAAAGATGTTGCTGGCAATCGTGCAGGACACGTACAGGCGTGCACTGGATCGTGGCATTGCTAAGGAGGTCGCTCGTGTTATTCTGCCGGAAGGTCTGACTATGAGCCGTCTGTATGTCAATGGCACGATCCGAAGCTGGATTCATTATCTTGAAGTGCGTATGGAAGAAGGTGTTACCCAGCTTGAGCACGTGCAGCTTGCACGCCTGATTGCAGAACAAGTGAACTCTGTGTTCAAAGTTGCTTGACAGCGCAGCAAATCTCAGGCATACTGCCTCTCGTGCTCTACAAAGGAGCACAAAATTCACAACACAAATAAAGGAAATAACATGAAGAAAACTATCTCCGCCATCATCCTGTCGTTCGCTGCTACGTCGGCATTCGCACAAATTGCTGTATCGGCTTCGGCTGTAGCAGACGATGTCTCTGCTCCTGCACTGGCATCTGATGCAAAAGATGGCCGTCGACCTGCTCCTACGCTGAGTGATTGCTGCGGTGTGCCTGTCTCGGCTCCGCAATATGCTAAGAAGGAAGATGATAGCGACTCGCTCGCAATGGCTGGTCTGGGCTTTGGTCTGGTGAGCCTTGTCGGTGTGTCGAAGCTGGCTCGTCGGAAGAAGGCTAAGAGCGAAGGCAACGGCCTCGCATAATTTGTAGCAAGGGGGCCGAAAGGCCCCTTCAAATTCACAAGGAGGGAATATGAAACGCAGCATCGCACGCGCTTGGACTAAAGCGCTAGAGAGTGGTGAGTACGAACAAACCAAGGGAGCACTCCGCAGAGGTGATAAGTTTTGTGTGCTTGGAGTCCTCTGTAATCTGCACGCACAAGCACATCCTGAAATTGCGGCCAAAGAGAAAGTGAAGTCGCGCTATATGGGCTATGGTAGTCTTCTACCTAATGAAGTTGTGGAGTGGGCAGGGATGAATAGCAACGATGGTTACATTACATACAATTCTCATTTGGTAAATATGAACGACATCGCCGGTAACACGTTTGAAGAGATGGCCCAAGTGATTCGCAAACGTTGGAAGCAGCTTTAATTAAGGAGACATCATGAAAAAGATTATTTGTTTCATCTCAGCAACATTTGCACTAGCAGGTTGCTCAGGCTATGATCACAAGCTTTGTCGTGATAGCGTTGTGCGAGAAGCGGGCACGCAAGAGGTGTATGAGGTGAGCCCATACCGTTTTGTCACAAAGGATTCTAAAGGAAACGTTTGGTATTACGAAACGATGAATCAAACGGACACTCAGGTGAGCAAGAAGCAGCCTTTATTTGGTATTCAGAATTAAGGAGACACCGTGAAGAAATTTATTTTCACAATCGTAATGATGTGTGCAGCATTCTCTGCAAAAGCCGACTGCTACTCGGAAGGTGTTCGCTCTGGCACTGTCCAAAAATTTTCCAGTAAAGGGCTTATCAATAAGTCGTGGGAAGGTGAGATGGTTCAGGAAGGTGTACGAGTTAAAGCTAAAGGTCAAGGTGCGGGCGTCACTAACATTTGGAAGTTCTCTGTACTGAAGCCAGAAGTTGCAAAAAAGCTTAACGATGCGATTTTCAATGGTGGTGAAGTGACAGTTAAATACTGCCAGTCTGCTTTTGTTAATCCGCTTGCACAAGACACTCCGTATGAAGTAACTGACGTGCGAGTGAATAAGTAATGTTCACACCTACCCACCGCGTAATCGTTGAAAATGACGAACACGAATATGCTGTAAACACTCTTGTGAAGCTTGCTTGGTCGTACGGATCAACTGAGTACGCTTGGTATGTTGATCAAGAAGGTTGGTGGCAACTAATGCATTGTGACGAATTGGAGGCTGTATGATTGTTCTTTGTCTTATGATACTTGTGGTTGTATGTTCTACTGTTGCACTAATGAGGCTCGCCTTGGTAAGTTGGCATGTAAATGCACGTATTGATGAGGTGTATCAATCTAAAAACTGGAGGAAATATCCGATAGATATCAATAGGGCCTATGATAGAGATATTTGGAATTTGCGTAAGTGGAGCTACCGCAGTTTCTTCCCGGAGGCTGTGAAATGAAACAAACCTTTGAAGACCTAATTTTATACTTACGGCTACAGAGTGAGAACTATTACTACGAAGCTGAAGACGGTTCTGATGCGTTTGACCCAAGTGCACTTTGGCAGGAAATTAGAGCGTTTGCGGAAGAATTTGAAACCCACATTAATTAAGGAGGATTTATGGCTGTCAAGAAAGAAAGTGTTGCATCACTGAAGCGTCAAATTGCAGAGCTTGATAAACAAGCAATTGATCTGGCATCTAAACTCAAGCAGGCAAATGACATGCAAAATCATTACTATAAAAATCAACAAGCATGACTTGCTGGATGTTTTACCTAACACCATTGCGCGACGAAAAGATGGAGATTACTCCCCGGAGCACAAGCTGATGACTCGGCTTGCAAGCTTCTTGGCAAATAGGGGGTGATATGCCAGATCGCTCATTTTTGTTGTGGTTGAGGGATAGGCTTGAGCACATCTATGATGAGCACCCTGACACAGATTTCATGAACAAGCTAAAGTGCATCGCATACGCTATTCCTGAAGATCAAAACACGCCAAACATTTTGTTGGAGATTGAATGAGCATAATTGACAAGATCGAGCAACAATGGATAGCCTATGTAGCAGAAACAGGTCGAATGCCAAAATACCTCTACATGGGCGACAAGGAAGCCAAGGAGCTTGATAAGCTTAAGGGTATGTTCGTCATCACGTACAAGGATATGTTTGTCGTGATGGTTGAGAAGGACAATTGGCTCAGTGTGGGAGATAGGTATGCAGAAGCGGGAGTATAAGATTTTTACACAAGATGATAATGGTGAAGATGTCGTCACTGTATGTGTCATCGGGAATGAGTATGTTAAGAGTTTCTATTTCGGTGCTGACGGAGACGCGAAAGGTACAGCACAAGAGTTGTACGACTTACTCAAGACGGCAGGAATTGATGCCGAGATTTGGGAGGAGTGATGACACAACATTATGAATGGTCGCCAGATGGAATGGAACGAGTTGGCTCTTGGGGCACTTTCGTGCACTCGGATGACTACGATGAACTGCTACAAGAGAAACTAGAATTGCGTAAGCAGTATGATGCCCTTGTGGCAAAGATTAGTGATTTGTATTCGGCAGCTTAGGAGGGTTGATGGGTTATGAATTTAAGGAGCGGAAAATGAGCAACGAAAAAGGGTGGGAACCTAAAGAAACTTTAAAGGACGTAGAAGACCTACCTTTTGCGGATATTCCTGAGCGCGGAATCAGGAAAGAAACATGTGCCAAATACGGTGTAAAAGTTGCATTGTCACAGTCTGACGGCAAGACTGTAGAAGCAATTTACTTCCCATACTACGATCAAAAAGGCCGTCTTACTGCATATAAGAAGCAAGATGTTACGAAGCACAAGAGCGAAAAAGGGCATTGGTCTGTAGTCGGCTCTCTCACTATTAGCAACAATAAATTGTTTGGGCAAAATGTCGCTGAGAGTATTCAGCGTAAAAAATCCAACATTGTTGTGACGGAAGGGGAGCACGATTGTTTGGCAGCTTTTCAGGCGCTCAAAGACCAAGTTAAAGGTACTAAGTATGACGGCATGGAGCCGTTTGTTGTTAGCATTTCTATGGGAACTGCAAATGCTACAGAAGCAATGCTCCATAATGAAGGTTTTATTCTCGGCCACGAACGCATCACGCTTGCGTTTGACAATGATGAGGCCACGCCTGCTGAAAAAGCTAAGAAGGTTATGAAGGGCAAAGAGGCTACTGAAGCCGTGGCTGCTGCCTTTATCGGTGACAACATTTATACCGTACCTTTTGAGAACGGGTTTAAAGATTGTAGTGACTATCTTCAGGCAGGACGTTCTAACGATCTTGCGAAGTTGCTTCAGTTCGGCACGAAGCGTTTTGTTACGGAGAAGATCAGCTATGCTTCTGATGTTACGTTTGAAGACCTGATTGCTAAACGAGAAGTGGGCCTTATGTGCCCGAGCTTCCCGAAGCTGATGGATAAGATTCGAGGTTTTCGCAAATCAGAACTTGTCCTGCTGACATCGGGAGTTGGTGTGGGCAAATCGACTGTTACAGCAAGTTTCGCCGCAGACTTCATCAAAGCTGGTGAACGAGTTGGCCTCATCTTCCTTGAAGAAACGCAGAAGGAGACGCTTCAGCGCATGGTTGCTCACCATCTGAAAGTTAATTTCAACAAGTTCAAGGAAGACCCGCTGGCGTGCGCATCTGAAGAGGAAATTCGTGCAGCTTACGATTACATCGTAAATGATGACAAGGCAGTGTTTCTGTCGCACTTTGGACATATGAATATTGACGAGCTTATGCCGAAGATCAAGCATATGCACCTTGTAAGTAAGTGTGATCGCATCATCATTGACCACTTGACGCTTATTACTAGCGGGGGTGATGGGGAAGCGGACGAACGGAAAGAGATTGACCGCGCAATGACAATGCTCGCTGCATTCTGCGCAAGTAACCCGGTCACAATCATAGCTATTAGCCACATCAATAGAGGAGGTTTTGCTGACAACAAGCCACCTAAGGATGCTGACGAGAAGCCGTACTGGGTTAAGGTCGATAAGAGTCATATGCGAGGTAGCTCTGCTCTAGAAGCGCTTAGTTGGATTATTCTGGGCCTTGAAGGTCAGGTCATGCCAGATCGCAGTCGTGGTAATGCACGTCTTACTGTTCTTAAGAATCGCCCTTATGGGGTTCTGGGTGTGTGCGACGAATTCCGACTTAATCCAGAGACATGGGAAGTTGAACTTGTAGAGAACGATGTGGCAGAGTTCTAAGATTTGACAAGATTGTAGTTAGATGTTATAATTCCACTTTAAACGAGAGGAATTATATGCAAAAACATTTTGATTACCAATCTTGTACTTTAGAAGAACTCGCAGAGCACGTAGATTCAACAAAACCTTCTGTTATTTCAACCATGCGAGCATACTACACGAACAAAAATGCACTAGACATGGTTGAAAAGATTGACGAGGCTCGTAAGATTGTTAAGCGTCGCAGACTTCAAGCTCGTTTGGAGGCCATGTGACAGAAAACGTAGACATAAAGTACATAGGAGTGACATACGGCGAGGATAACAGGTTGCAGGTTTTATCATTATGGGGCTATAAGGAAGGAAGAACAGAGAGATTTTATAATGTAAAATGCTCGGTGTGTGCGAAAGATTCAGAAATGTTCGGGGATGGTGTCTTTGTAGTACCTAGCTCCATGATATTAAGAGGGAGCATGTCCTGCGGCTGCTCAAAATCTACTAGACTCACTTCTGACCAAGTGCTCTTGAAAGTGAAACGTGCTGTTGAGAGTGACGGATACACTTTTATAGGTGCGGCCGAGGATTTTAAAAGCCGTGCGATGCGTGTCAGACTGATGTGCAGAGACTGCAATTTTTGTTGGAACACTGCGACTTGTGAAAACGTTATACAGGGCAGGTTCTGCTGTCCGGCATGCTCTAGAAAGAAGATATACAATGAAGGTGATGCCAGCCTGTTGTCTTCCCTTAAGACGCAAAGTCCGTACCCTGCGGGGTCAGAGATTATGCTTTCAGGTGGATGGGGGCCTGATCGTAACACTTATTGTAGGGTTATTTGCTCCGTCTGCTCGCAAGATGAATTTGTAGTGGCGGGAGTGTGTAGCGGAATTTTCACACAGAGCGTAGCGTCTTTTAAGCACGGCTCCAAAGCTTGCCGATGCTCAGAGACGTATGTTGCAACACCAGAACAGACTGCATATAAAGTAAGAAAGTTCTTATCTAAAAATGAGTTGCCCTATAGACTGCTTGACATCATAGATAAGAAATTCCTTAAATTACATTGTCCATTACACAATGAGTGGGTGTGCAATGTAAGAAATTTACTTTGCAAAGGTAACAGATGCCCTAACTGCGCAGATTATGGGTACAAGACTTCAAAAGACGCCGCAGTGTACGTACTAGAGGTAAAAGGCAATAGTGGTGGTTTTGTAGGATATGGTATTTCAAATGCTGTAGAAAGCAGAATACTCCAGCATCGACGTAATTTAAGTAAAGCCAATTTTACGATAGTTAGGCAAAACGTTTTCTGTTGTGATGGTCAAACAGCGTTAGACGTGGAAAGAGGGTTAAGGAAGCGTTTTCCTGCAAATCCTCAAGAGGTTGAAGGATTCATCAGGGAGGCTACTCATTTAACCTTGTATGATGATGTTGTGCAAACTGTAAACAAGCTTGTAGCGGACAAGCAAACCAGTTGACATCATACACTATCTTGTGTAAGATTGCAGTACATTTCTAAGGAGGGAATATGGCACATTATTTGAAGAACATGAAGATCAACGTAGAAGGTTCGTTCGGTAGTCGCACACACATTGTGAACACGTTGCTGCAACAGGGATATGTGTTCGGAGGAGACGCTTCGGTCTACAACGATGCCAAAGCACTCTTCACGTACAATACAGGTATCATTATGAAGACGGACGATATGGGGTATTTCAAGAGACATCCGAACACAGAGTATGTTTTATCGGATGATAAGTTTGTTATGGCTAAAGACTATTACAAGCAGCCTGAGACAACGTACACACCTCTATCGTCGGACGGTACTCAAGCACTCATCGCAAAGCAAAAAGCTGTCGCAGATAAAATTCTTGACAAGCTTTTCCCGATTGATCCGTTTGCAATCTGCGCCGGTGGTGCACCTCGTGATTGGCATTTCGGTAAGCCTGCTACGGATATTGACATCTTCTTTCATACAAGTGTTGACCAGCTTACGATTGTTGAAGAGATGCTTAAACATGTAGGTATTAAGCTTGACGGCGTACGCCATGCAGAGAGTCTGCCAGAGTGGTACAAGCTGAATCCTGCTCTTAAATGTGTTTATGAGTGCACTGTAGATGGTGTAAGCGTGCAGCTTATGTTCATGAATGCCAAGACACAAGACGCAGTTGTGCCACAGTTTCCATTTAGCATTTGCAAAGCTTGGTACAAACATGGTAAAATTACGCTAGACAGCGATTTTAAAAAGTGTGAGAAGCACAAGATTGTTGTGCAGACTAACAATCTGTACAGTGACGAGCACAAATATGTTCAGAAGATCAAGGCTAAGTTTCCTGACTATGAATTCTTCAGTACGTGGGAAGATGCTTACAAATATGTGTTTGAGAAGGGAAGTGTGTGATGGCTTTTGAGACAAAAGAACTTGTACGGGAATATTGGGCAATGGGTTTCAGTGTGCAGGAAGCACTTGCAGTGCTAAATATTGGTCTTATGGATGGTGGATTCACTTGGGATCAAGTGGCAGACATGTACATGCAATTGGAACGTGAGGAGTGGGGGGAATGAAAGTCTGGATTCTTACTTCCGAGTACAACGACTACGACCAACACGGAGAATACTTTGAGGAAGTATTCATGAACAAACCAACTCGTGAGCAGATTATGAAGGTGGTAAATGAAAACGAGGAATATGCTGATTATGTTCTAGAAGGTGGTGGTAGGCAAGATGGAGAATACGCTTGGTATTGGCTGCGAGAAGTGGAGTGCAAATGAAATTATTCTTCAAAGGTAAAGATGGTGGACAAGAATCCAATGTCACAGGATACTGGTTGTTTGAATCTAAACGTTTTGGTTCAATCGTTCTGTTGCGCTTTGATGAAGGTAGCCGGGAGGCATATCATTCACATGCATTCAATGCTGTGTCGTGGGTGTTGAAGGGTCTTCTTGTTGAACGGGTAAAGGCTGACAACATTTTTGGCTTTACACAAAACAGAATTAAACCTTCTATCAAACCTATCTACACGGCACGAGATAGAATGCACAAAGTGTACGGCATGGCAAAGCGCACATGGGTGTTGTCATTCCGTGGTCCTTGGACTAAAACGTGGAAGGAATATCTTCCGAAAGAAGATAGGGAAATTACTTTGACTAATGGACGTAAGGAGGTTGTAGAATGAAAGCAAGTTTTATCCAAACCCAAATCGGGCTGAATGCGCAAGTTCTTACCGGGCTTTATGAAGAATACAACAATCTTCGCAAGAGCCGTAAGATGTATAATGAGCGGGCTGATGAGTGTTTCAAGCAAATGATGATTGCAGATGATCAGCTTGATTTTGATAAGTCCCATCAACATACTGAAGAAGGTGAAGCTAATCGAGGGCAAGCAGCGATCTTTTCGCCATACATCAACAAGTTTTATCGCCGTATCAAAGCTATTGAATCTGTCCAAGTGGCTTTGAAAAAGGAACTTAAATTTCAGCAAGCTATGGAATCGTGGAACGCTGAAGAGGATACATTCTGGCTTGAGCAGGCACGGATTGCTGCGGAGGAAGGGTTTGTTGAACCTACTGTTGTGGATAAGTTTATTGCGGATTTTGAGGATTTCTGATGGCAAACGTTAATATTAGCGCATGGGATGTTGCTCAGGCAATGGGCTTGCGTTACATGGGTTGTGAGCACGACGGGGATTATCAATATACATATGAGTTTTCTTTCAATGGTAAGCAAATGCTTGTGAAAGAGGATTATTACAATGTGAGTGATCGTGATACGGCGAACGAATACGCGGCTGAGAAGTTGTTTGAGGCACTGGCTAAAGTTATTGTGATTGATTGAGGAGGTTGTGTGGGGACAGAGGTTGTAGGTTGGTATGGTGACGTAGAGACGGATGATTTGTACTTGCAGTGCACGAAGACGTGGTATATTCGTCTTACCAGTCTTGACGGTTCTCGCACAACAAAACTCTATCCGTTCCGTATGACCAAAGAAGCTGTAAAAGCGGAGTTGATGGAATGGATTGATAGTTTTCCTGACGGCTCACTTGTTGTCTTTCAAAATGGCCTCGGATTCGACTTTTGGACTTGGTGGAAGTTGTATGATCTGAAGCCACGAGTAGGGAAAAATGGTAAAGATTGGCTGGGTAATAAGCACGTTCAGTTTGTGGACACTTACGTTCTCAGCATGTATCTTTCGCCTGACTCCCCACAGCACTCTCTTGAGTACTTAGCTACAGGCAGCGAAGATGAGAAGATGGATTTTCGTGCCAAGCTTATCGAGGCTGGAGCATTGGCGAAAGATGCTCCTAAAGGCGCTGAGTTTAAACAGTGGCATCCTCTGATGGAAGAATACTGCGACGATGACGTGAAGGCTCTGGCAGGGGTGTTTAAGAAGTTGTGGTCCAAGGCTTGCGAGATGTATGGCAAGGACAACTGGATTCACCCTAGTTTTCGCCAGATGCAGAAGGATTATTGGCTATATGCAGCGCAGGCTTACAGTGGTGCACCATTCCATCAAGAGCGAGCTAGGAAGCTAGTGGCACATATCGAAGTCGAGATGGCTAAGATCAAGGCTGAAGTTGATCCGAAACTACCTCCCCGGCCTTTGAAGACGGCTGAGCAGGCTTTTTACAAGATGCCGAGCAAACCGTACACCAAGTCAGGCGAACGCTCTGCGGCACTGATAAAGTGGCTGGAGAAACATGGTGCTACACTTGATGAAGAGGGATTTGTACACGCCTACGACTTAAAGCAAAAGCTTGTAGCTAACGATATTCTTGATATCAAGCTTCCTATGGAAATCGAGGATAATGCGGAACTAAAGCAGTGGTTCATTGATGCTGGATGGCATGCAGCAGACGGGTTTTGGAATTTCAAAAAAGACCCTGTCACTGGTAAGCCGATGCGGGATGCGAAAGGTAAGCTGATCCAAACCACACCTAAGATTCAGCACCAAGGTCAGATTTGTCCGAATCTTCTGAAGCTTGAAGGTGAGATTCCGAGTAAGGTCGTTAAGTTTCTTTCCTATCGAAATCGCCTTGGCGTTGTTAATGGATGGCTTAGTAATTGGCGTATGGAGTTTGACAGCAGGCTGAGTGCAGAAATCAGTGGCTATGCACCTACGAGCCGAGTGAAACACCGCACTCTTACGAATTGCCCTAAAGCAAGTGAGACAGTCTTGCTCGGTGCAGAGATGCGCGACTTGTTCTATGCACCAGAGGGATATCATTATTGCGGTATTGACGCAGCGGCCCTTGAAAATAGGACACTTTCGCACCATACGTACAAGTACGACGGAGGCAAGTTTGCTAAGATGCAGTTGGAAGGTGATCCTCACAGTTTCAATGCTTTCGCATTCTTCCCTCACTTGCATAAAGAGTTCAGCATTGACGATCAAGAAAACAAGGAGAATTCTAAGTTCAAGCCTTGGCGTAATAAGGCGAAAACTGGTGCGTATCTGCTAGCGTTTGGTGGTGGAGCACCTAAACTGGCTTCTAGCCTAGGATTGAGTCAGAAGGAAGGTAAGATTGCTTTCGATAACTATTGGACAATGAACACAGGGCTAGGCTTGTTGAAAGACGCTGTGGAGAGGTATTACACCACGACAGGTAAAAATAAGTACATTCCGGGGATTGACGGGCGTATTGTCAGTGTGCGTGGTAAGAATGTTCTGTTGTCTTGCCTTGGGCAAGGAACAGGTGCAGTAGCTATGTCATATGCTGCCTGCTTTATGGACACGTGGCTGGGAGAACTTTACCTTGACGAGAAAGGAAGACCCTATTATAATTACAAAGGTAAGAAAGTTATTCGCATTTCGATGGTTCACGACGAATATTCATTTCTAGCAGAGGATGGTGTAGAGGAAGATGTGGTGAGTATGGGTGAGAAGGCTATTGAAACTGCTGGCAAGGCTCTTAAACTTGCTCTACCGCTTAAAGGTGAAGGAAAGAAGGCATACATGGGAAGCTGGAAGGATGTGCACTAACAAAATGAAACAATCTAAAGACTTTTATCTTGGTTATAAATCTTACGCTTATGGACAAACAAACAACCCATACGACGAAGGTACAGGGCAGTATGAAGAATGGCAGCAAGGATTCGACGCAGCAGAGGACGACGAAGCAGCTTTGGAACACACGCGCAAGTACGCGAGACGTAGCGTTCAACGGGGATACGTATCAAGTGATCCCGAATAAATATTTTATGGAGATTTGATGGATTGGAGCTATTATTTTGAGTACGATGAAACTAGTCCTAGTGGTTTACGCAACAAAGTAAAACGTGGTGTAAAAGCTCCTAAAGATGCTGTTACAGGGACTAAACATCCGAGAGATTACTGGTACGTTACAGTCAACGGCAAAACTTACCCGGTTCACAGGATTGTTTATGAGATGGTTAACCGTGTGAAGATCGCTGACGGGAATGTGATAGACCATATCGACGGAGATAGTTATAATAACAAAGCATCCAATTTAAGAGAAGTGCCTTGGATAATCAATTTAAGGAATAGTAAGAGGAATTGTACGAATAGGAGTGGCGTGCCGGGAGTTTCCTTAGATGAAAAGAATAGAGGTGAATTTTATTGGTTAGCATACTGGACAGAGGCGGACGGAACAAGAAGTGTAGAAAGCTTTGCTGTATCTAAATATGGCGACACTGTAGCATTTTTGTTGGCGTGTGGCACAAGGTATTCTGCCATTTGCAGGTTAAATTCAGAGGGAGCGGGGTATTCTGAAGAACATGGACTGAAGCCAAATCGTAAACAGGAGCAATAATGGAATTAACCTTTCACGTACAAATTCACAACATCCCTGACGAGTGTTTCTCAGACGACCAATACAGCTTCACTATGTCTTGGGTGAAGGAAAAGCTGCAAGAGATTGCAGAGGGACTTGAGGGTAACCTTTATGATGTGGAGATGAAATGATCACATTTGAATCACAAAAAGAATTTGAAGCAGCCGTTCTGCAAGTCATTATTGACAAGCTTGACATCAAAGTGTTTGCACGAGGCTATCCGTTCATGACAGGTGTGGAAGTGGCTCTCGCGAATGTAGCTGATGTTTACGGCGGTGTGCTGATTAGTGGTTCTGACGCTGTGGCATAGGAGTAGTTATGAAAGTAAAAGAGATGATTGAGCATTTGAAAAAGTTCGATGGTAATCTTCAGGTCTACAGTGTTTGCGATCATGGGCAAACTCCTGAGAAGTCTCAACGCCCGTCTGAGATTTGGATTGAGCAAGACTGGGAAACTCTGGACGACTATGTGTCTGTCAAAGATGAAGCAGATGAGTATGGCTATACAGTTAAGGCGGTGATTCTGTGACCAAACTATTCATCACATTGCCCTACGAAGTCTTCAACGTAGAACAAGACCTGACAGGACGTATTGCGCAAGTATCATCTTGGTTTCGACCTGTAACGTACGACACGCCACAATTTCGTGTGAAGCTTACATATGAACAGTGGGCAGATTTCATGTCTAAGGATATTGTGCGTAACTTGCTTACGTTCTTTAAGGCACATAACACTGAAATACGTCCGCTGGAGCCTACTGACGGAGGTGAGTATGATCGATGGATTCAGATTGCCAATGCTTTGTTTTATGTGGAGGAAGTATGACTCATCAAGAAAAGTACTGGTTCGATCAAGGTTGGTATTCCCAAGGGGAGCCAGAGTACAAAACGTTAGCTGACAACCCTTACGTCACTGGCACGGTTGCGCACAAGTATTGGGAAATGGGTTGGAGTTATGCGGATGACGCAGACGTTTAAGCGACACAAGCCATCTAACGAAGCCAGAGCAGCCACACACGAGGCAACTCCAGAAGATTACGCCAAGTTAGCACAACACGTTGTCTCAGCCATTGTAGACAAGCGCAAGGATGTTATTCTGAAGTTACCTTACTTCGTTGTACTGGCTGAAGACTTCCCAAAAGGGGTCTTGGTCAAGCGAGATGAGAAGTACAACTGGTATCGTGCTAAGACGTTTAAAGTAGCCAATTGGCTCCACAAACACAATCATCTGTCGCAAGATTCTAAAGCTATTGTAAAGAGTATGCGCACTGTGGTGAACTTGTTAGGCGAGGCTGATAGGCTTCTTGCAACACCTGAACAAGAATTCCTAAAAGGAGCAAAAATCTTACAGAATTTTGCGATTGTTGTTGACACAGAGGAAAAAGTGTGGGACAATTCTACATCTGAAATTAAGGAGAAAGAGTGATGGAATCGCTCACTAAAGAAGATATTGAAAAGCGTATTGATCTCCTAGGCGACGAAATGTACGCCAACGAGGAAGCGAATCGAATGATGCAAGACGAGATTGATAGCTTGTACGAGATGTTGGATAAGATGGCACAATTGGAGGCAGAATGACTGAACAAAAGCTGCAAGAGTTGTTCGATTTGTGCAAAGGCTTCATTTACCTGCACAATATTAGTTGTCCAGAAGTGATCTATCAAACGGACAAGGTGATTGAAGATGCCTACGACTTCATCTCAGACATCTGCGATATCGTGGGCTATTACAAGGAGTCGGAGTGAATGAATTAGCCTACAGATTTATGCTTGTTAAGATTGGTTTTATATTGTTATTGGAGGACATTCTTGAACTATTTCGACAAAAGTAATTTCTTCGTCCGTAAGTTAGTTATCAAGGGGTTGTTAGTAGAAGTAGAGTTTCGATTCTATAAAGCTATTCCTGCAACAGCAGATGAGCCTGAGTCGCCTGAAGAAGTAATTATCGAAGCTGTGTTTGTGGATGACTATGACATTACACGGCTATGTGGCAGCACGACGATGGCGTTGATTGAAGAAGAAATTTTGAAGCTTTATGATGAAGGAGGTGGTGCATGACAATTTTCTACCTGATCTCCGCTTTGTTGTGCATGATATTGATTCTTTGTAATCAACACTTCGCAGACAAAGCGGAGAAACTTACAGGCAGTAAGCTCGTAATGGGCATTGCCCTGTCAGTAGTGCCAGTTGTTAACACATTGTTTATTCTCGGTGTGTTTTATCTGGCTTTTAAAGCGGCTGCACAAGAAGTGGGAGGCAAGCAATGACTCCGGTGATTATGTATCTTGTGTTTAGTCTTGTTGTATTCGTCTTGTGTTGCGGCGCAGTCAAAATGGATGGGGATGACGTCACGGTTGGGATGGCAATACTGGCTGTGTTAATAGCTCTGTGTCCGGGACTTAATGCGGTAGCAGCCCTTCTATCGTTAATCTATATTGTAACTGAAGGCGAGTTTCTTAGTAAGAAATTGTTCTAATGCGTCCAGCATTCTCTGGACAAAGCCTGCGCTGGCTTAGCGTAATTTAATTTAACTTAAAAAGGAAATACAAATATGAAACCACGCAATATTAATGCTCCTGCACGTAACACCGAAAACACTGAACAAAAAGCATACGTACCAATCATTCCTGAAGAGGGTTTGGTGCCTGTTCAAGTTGGCCTGCTCGTTGATCTAGGCTCGCACAAAAAGCTGCCTAAGTTTGCCAAAGACAATGCCGGCAATCGTGAGAAAGACGAAGACACTGGAGAAGACAAAATCCTGTGGCCGAAAGACGGCGCTGTAGAACAAAAGATTGCTTGCTACATTGATCTGCTGGACCAGACTCACGACTACGAAGGTGATGTTGGTGTGAAGAATATTCGTCTTCCTCTGCACCCTGTCACTCGTGGCATGTCGGAAGGTCTGAACTTCACCACTGTTGCACCTCGTGATCCAAAGACGAACGCGTACATCAAAGGCCGTCCGTGGCTGCTGGCTAGTACGTCCAACTTCTATAAGATTGCTGGCGTAACGAAGTATGAAGATGGTACGAAAGTGTCTGATGTTATTTTCAAGGCAGAGTACAAGAATGTTAAACTGAACGACATCTCGCAGCTGCTCGGCAAGCCCTTCATGTTCAATCTGGAAGTAAAGGTGCAAGAGAAGGATGACAAGAAGTTTGTCAATACTAAGCTGAAGTCTCCCGTGCCGCTTATGAAGGGTATGAAGCCGGAACCTGCAATGATGCTTGCTACATCTGTAAATTTCGATGACGATGATCTGCTGGAAGCAAAAGATGAACTTGGCGGTATTGCTAAGTTTGATCTGCTGCGTATTGCCGATCTGCGTAAGATTGTTCTGGCTGAAGAGTATGTTGGCTCCAAGATGCAAGAGGCTGTGATCGAACGCAATGGTAAAGATGGTGAAAAAGAAATCATCGCCAAGGCTAAAGAGATTGCAGAGAAGGTTGTGGAGACGGACAAAGACCTGCAAGAAATCTTTGCCAAATATCCGAATGGTAAGCCGGGTAGTGATGACACACCGGCTCCAGTGGCTCAGCCGAAGGCACCGAATAAGCCTGCTCCTGATTTCTCGGATATGGATGATGACGCGCCTTTCTGATCATTTTGACAACATTGTAGCGTGATACACGCCCTGCTCCGCAAGGGGTGGGGCTTTTCTTATTAAGGAGGGAACTTAATGCAGCACAAGAAAGAACTTGACCAAATCAAACAAGCGGCATCGCACTTCATGCCGAAGGGTGCGCTCATTGCAGGTGGTGCACTTACTAGCGCATTCACTGGTATGTCAATTAACGACGTAGATTTCTATTTCAAGACTAAAGAAGATTTCATTGAAGCTGTAGCACAAGCATACGACGAACGTATGTGGTGTGTTGCTGCTACGGATCGTGCTATCACTTTTGTTGATCGTACGAGCATTATTCAGCTTATGCACTTCGATTTCTTCCCAACTGCTGAAGCTGTGTTCGATGCATTCGACTACACTGTTGTTATGGCAGCTTATGACATCGACAAAGAAGACTTTGTGTTCCACGAGGATTTCTTCAAACATGCTGCACAACGATTCCTGCGCTTTCATAGTGGTACTCGCTATCCATATGGTTCACTGATGCGTGTCATCAAGTATCAAGACCGTGGCTATAAGATCGGTAAGAGTGATCTGCTTCGTATCGGACTTGCTTGCCAAAAGGTTGAGATGAATTCGTGGGAAGACTTGGCCAAAGCGATTGGTGGCCAGTATGGTGAGAAAGCCAATATTGAAAGCGATAAGCCATTCTCGATTGATGCGGCATTGAACTTGTTTAAAGATGCAGAAGTCACCGTAGCGGAAGGTGGTAAGAACTTCCCTGACAATGCGTATGAACTGCTGAAGAGTGTTGGTATTGATGCGGAAGAGTATGCCAACGAATGCACGCCTCTTGGGCCTAAGAACTTTTGGGATTAATATGACAGAAAAACTAGCCATCATCGACGGCGACTTGTTGGCCTACCGTTGTGCAGCAGCTACAGAGAAGCGGAGCGTCATCGCAGCACACAAGGAACATCTTAGCGAGCTTGAGTTTGACACCGTAACACTGTTCAAGGAATGGGCAGGCAGTGATGCAGACCAGTACGACTTGAAGCCTGTGCAAACACCTGAACCTATCGCAAACACCATCTATGCGATGAAGCAGATGATGAAGATGATCTTGGACAAGACTAAATGTGATGCATATCATATTGTTGTGTCTGGACCTAGCGATAGCAATTTTCGTAAGCATCTTCCGCTTCCAACACAGTACAAGGACAATCGCACTAACATTTCTAAGCCGATCAACCTTGAAGAGGCTAAGCAATATCTTGTGGACAAGCACAATACTGAAGTAGCTGTAGGCGAAGCTGATGATGCGATTGCGGCTTATAAGTATCAAGGATACCGTAAGAAAGAATACGTTGTGTCCGTAACAATCGATAAGGACGATAACGCCACGCCCGGCTGGCAATTCAACTGGCTGCACATGGAGGAGCCTGAGTTTGTAGATGGATATGGTAAGCTGTACCTGAACGACAAGAACGAAGTGAAGGGGTACGGGCGAGTGTTTGCCTATTTTCAAATGCTCTTTGGCGATCCCGCAGATTGCTACAAACCGTCTGAAATTGCTAAGAAGAAATTTGGCGAGAAGGGTGCGTATAATCTTCTTAAGGATTGTACTACAGATAAGGAAGCTGTTCAGGCTGTTGTGAGTCAGTACAAGAAATGGTATCCTGAAGAAACCTATTACACTGCATGGGACGGATCGCGTCACAAGAAAAGCTGGATGGAAATCTGGCAGATGTATGCCGACTGTGTGCACATGCGCAGGTGGGAAGGTGATAGGTTGGACGTGAAGAAGCTTTGTGAGAAACTGGAGATTGAAATATGAACAACGAGACAACATTTCCTGTGCTAGTGAAAAACATGAAAGACAATCTTCTAGCTCATATTGAATATGTTAGGCTTAATGCCCAAATCCAGCGAGCTAAATACGAAGCTTTGCTGGAAGAAGGTTTCACTGAACAACAAGCTTTGGAGCTTTGCAAATGACTAAGAAAATCACTATTGTAACAAACGAAGACGACTGGGAAGGTCTGTACATTGATGGCAAGATTGTTGTGCAAGATCATAAGCTCAGTGTGTATGATGTCCTACTAGCACTTGATATTATCCCCGAAGATATTACTTGTGACCACGATTGGTTGTTGAGGATAGGCTATCTTCCTAACGATCTTAAAGACGTTGTGGTGCGGGATGAATAAGAAAGACAAAAAGCCTGTCGAATTCTACACTTGGCTGCGCTCTGGCCTACGCAAACTTTCTCGCCGTTGGTCTGCCATCTACGAAGCTTTGGACAAAGCCAAGGTGCCCTACAAAGGTGACAACAAGCGCCGCAAATGGAGTTACGTGTGTGCTGAGTGTGATATGCTCTTTGAGAGCAAGCAAGTGGCTGTTGACCACAAGATTCCTGCTGGCAGCTTGACGTGCAAGGATGACATTGCCGACTTTGTAGAGCGTCTGTTCTGCGGCCCTGAGGGTTTGCAAGTGTTGTGTCATGAATGCCATGATGTCAAGACGTTGATGGACAAACACGGATACACGAGGGAAGAGGCAAGAGTGCAGAAAGAAGCCATCGCCATCTGCAAAAGCAAAGTGAGTGACGTCAAGCGATTCTGTTACGGCTACGGCTATACAGATGAGCAACTTAGCAATCCTGATAAGCGTAGGACAGCAGTGGAGCAAATTCTACGCTCTGTAAAATAGGGCTTGCAATGGTACAACAACTTGTGTAGAATACGTTCTACAACATTCTTAAGGAGTAACAAGTATGACCAACGAAGTCAGATTCCATTACAACGGATTTCGCAGCATCTACACAGCCAAGCTTCAAGACGATTGGTATCGCGTGTATTTTAATGAAGAGTATGTAGCAGCATTTACGAAGGATGAGATGAAGCATATGATTGATAGCAAACGTGCACGTATTGTGGAGGAAGATGATGAAGCTGCCTGATAAATTTCAGTTCAGAGTGTCTGCCTATCAGGGGTATACCCACACTGCTAAACTCAATGCCCACGGTGATTACGAAGTCAAATGGGCTCGTGGGTGGCACTTGGTAGCCGCACAATCTATCGATTGGATTGTAGCTACCGAGAACGAAGTTCAGGGTTGGGTGAATGGGGGCGGTTGGCTGATTGTTGATGAACAACCAAAACAAGAGGTACTACCGGATGAGTTTTACTTTGAACATGAAAATAAAGACTATTCTGGCAAAGCGTATAGGGAACCTTATGGTTGGACGGTTAATTGGGGTAATGATTGGCCTAATTCATTCTATCACGAGAGCTGGATTTCGCATTTCATCAACAAAGGCATGTGGAAAATCGTGGACAAGAAGCCAATCACAGCCGAACAACAACGCCAACTGAATGACTTCAAAGAGCGCGTTGCAGCGCTTGAGCAGTCTATCAAGCTAAATGAGCAGGATGTAGAGCATAAGAAGCGGCTCATTGCAAACTATGAGAGCACTAAACAGGACTTGCTGAAGAAAATTGAGGAGATGGCATGATTGAAGCTGAAGATTGGCGCGTAGCTGCTGTGAAGTTGTGCAATACAGGCGTGATGAGCCGACGTGAGATTGCGGAGTTCCTAGGTGTCGCACGCAGCACATGTCTCGACTATCTCCGCGCGTATTACAAAGAGATGTCTGAATCAGAAGATCGTGTGGTTGAAATGTACGATGAGCCTGCACCAAAAGATAAGCACGACAACAGCCGTATTCTGTTTATTAGCGATATGCACATTCCGTATCATCATCCAAATACGATTCCGTTTTTGAAGTCGTTGAAAGAACGTTACAACCCAACGCGGATCATCTGCCTTGGCGACGAACTTGACAAACATGCATTGTCGTTCCACGATAGCGATCCTGACTTGATGAGTGCTGGTGACGAACTTTCGGCATCTCTTCCCGTGATTGCGGAGTTGAAAGAGTTGTTCCCTAAGATGGATATCATTGATAGCAATCATGGTTCGATGATCTACCGTAAAGCCAAGCATCATGGCTTGCCACGGAGATATATTCGCAGCTATAATGAGGTGCTTGGTGTAGATGAAGGTTGGATTTGGCACAACGATCTTACGATTACTTTGCCAGATGGTCAGCAAGTGTACATCCATCATGGCAAGAGCAGTGACGCAATTAAGACGAGCCAAGCAATGTCTATGAGTCATGTGTGCGGACACTTCCACGAAAGCTTTGGTGTGAAGTATTGGGCCAATCCTAACGGGCTGTTCTGGGCGATGAATGCTGGGTGCCTGATTAATGATAAGAGTTTGGCTTACGCTTATAATAACAGCAATCTTAAGCGTCCTATCGTTGGGACGGGGCTTGTGATTGATGGTGTGCCTGTTCTAGAGGCTATGCCACTTTAAAGGAAAAATGATGAAACTGGACATTCGATATCCAATCCAAGAAATCAAGCAGATAGATTTTAGCGACGAAAAGACTTACCTGAAAGCATTCGCTATATGCCTAGGCAACAGACCAGGGCAGATTGACATTTGCGACAACCACAAATATGTCTCGCTAGATGGAACAGACGTAGAAAACCTCATCAAAGCCCTTCAGAAAGCTGTAGAACTTGGGTGGACGAAATGACAGAAAAAGAATTTAATATTTGCATTGGCAAAATTCTCGCTGGCAAAGGTCTTAACGAAGAAGATGCTATTAACTTTGTAGAAGACATCAACGAGATGCAATCAATGCTTGATGATGGTGATCAAGACGACTACTTTGGCACTGAAGGGTGGCGGCATCGAATGGGTTGGGATTGAGGAGATAAAATGAAAACTCGTGTATGGAAGTATGGAGATTGGTATTACCCTCAATACAAAGGGCTGGTGTTCTGGAAGTTCTTCTATCAATATGACGATGTTGTAAAGTACAAGAGTAAGGAAGAAGCTGTAGAACACGTGCTGAACGACAAAGGTGAGAAGTATGAGGAAGTGGTATGGGAGAGCAAATGAATATTGAAGATCATTACTGCGGCGTGTACGCTTTCAACAAAATTGCTGGCAACCTTGCAAATGCTGACGCAAAGAGTGTTGAAGCGCAGATTAAAGTAGTTGTAGAAGAGGTGAAAGAGCTTGAGAAAGCATTTGCAGAGAAAGACTCTGTGGAGCTTCTTGATGGTGTGTGCGATGCGTTTGTCACTGTTGCAGGGTTGATGCAGCAGATGTCGGCAGCAGGATTTAATGTCGACAAGGCTTTGCAACGTGTTTGTGAGAATAACTTGACTAAGTATCCTACTGAAGTTACAAAACAGGAATTGGAGGCCTATCAGTGGAACCTTTGGACGGTTACGTATAACAAAGAATACGACTGTTATGTTCTGAAGGATGCCAACGGTAAGATTCGTAAGCCAGCAGGTTTCGTATCGGTGGGAATCTCTGATCTGGTGCCTGATAATTTCTTTGGGGGGTGTTAACTAGATGGCTAGAGCAGACGCACCTATAAATCTGGACAAGTGCTTAAAACCGGGTGAGAAATTCAATAGGTGGACAATTGTTGGTGTTCATGGAAGGGTTCAGGTCGGGTCGGAGTACTTGGTGGGTTATGATTGTGTTTGTGATTGTGGTTCAGTATCGATCAAGACAAGGAACCATCTCGTAGCGGGAACATCTAAATCGTGCGGATGCTTGAGGGGTGAGGTGTCGAGGAATAAGGCCACAAAACACAATCTGCGCAATACAAGGTCTTATAATGTCTGGTGCCACATGAAGGCAAGATGTGATAACCCACAAAACCAAGCCTTTAAGTATTATGGTGGAAGAGGTATCTCCTATTGCAATAGTTGGCAAAGTTTTGAGAAGTTTTATGAAGATATGGGGGAAGCTCCAGAAGGTCTTTCTTTAGACCGCATAGACTGTAATGGAAAGTACTGCAAAGAGAACTGTAGGTGGGCCAACTCTCAGGAACAACGAATCAATCAGAGGCAATTACCACGAAACACATCAGGACGTACCGGAGTCAGTTTCAATATGTCGAAAGGTAAGTGGTGTGCTGCTATATGCCTTAAAGGTGTAACGTACTATGGTGGATGCTATGAAAATTTCGACGATGCTGTTTCCGCAAGAGAACGTCTAGAAGTTGAATACCACGGGCAAGTTCGCCCTAGCAGTTATGAGAAGCAGGAGAAAGATAAAAATGAAAGTAATTAGCGCATATGACCTTTTATTGGCCGAGCCTCTACAAGACATGAATCAATTTGACCTTGTCCACTTAGACAATTTAGAATTGGTACACAGTGTCCTTGAATTGCTTGGTTTCGACACAACGAAAGCAGTGCATGCCTACCCCGCGCAGCATAGGACCATGAAAAACGAGGTGAAAATTGGCTACTTGTTTGCAGGCGAACATAATTTCGCACGAGAGCACATCAAAGGTGGATACAGTACACTAGAAGATGTTATGCTTGCTGCTCAAGCGCAGGACAAGAGTTTGTATGAAGAACTCTATGCAATGAATTCTCGTTGCTCCGGCTATGGTGGTGATCATGCACTTGATGAGAATGTTCCGTCTCGTGTGGACGATGAATACTCGGCAGAAGAACGTAAGATTGCAGAACAGATTCAGCAGCTAGAAGATATTCTGTTTCATATCCGTGGTAGTCAAACGAATCCGGATGGCAGCTATATGACACTAGAGGACTACAAGAATCCTAAACCTGCGGAGAAGCGCCGGAAGAAGCACAAGCGTAAAGATAAAGAAGGGAGTGTTAATGAGTAAAAAAGCATACAAAGGTATTTTGATTAACGGAGATGACCCAGCTTACATCACTGAGTTCTCCCGCACTTTGCTCGACGGTTTCTACAAACGTAACGACGAGTCTATCTCTGAAGCACTTGCACGTCCCGCTATCGCTTTCTGTTATGGTGATCTGGAGCTTGCACAACGCATCTATGATTACGTCTACAACGGCTGGTTCATGTACGCTAGCCCTGTATTGTCGAACGCTCGCAAGGGAAGTTGGGTGAACGATCCTGAGAAGAATGGTGCACACTACTGGTATAAAAGCACGTTCATCCCAGAGGAAAAGAGTGTTGGCCAACCTATCTCTTGCTTCGCATTCGATGTGCCGGATAGTTTGAAAGGTCAAAAAGAAGTAATGGTGGAGTTGGCAGACCTCTCTACGGCTGGCGGTGGTACTGGTGGTCACATTAGTATTCGTGCTGTGAGTGACAAGTCGCCGGGTCCGATTCCTTATATGAAAGTGTTGGATAGCACGATTGGTTATTATCGTCAAGGCAAGACTCGTAAAGGTGCTATCGCAGTGTATATGGATGTAAATCATCCGGACATTCTTGAGCACATTAACTTCCGTAAGCCCGGTGGTGACACTAAACGACGTAGCGATAATCGGCAGCAGTTTCACAATGCTGTTAATCTTACTGACGATTTTATTGATGCGGTGTTCAATGACACAACGTATGATCTGAAGTGCCCACACACTGGCGAAGTGCGTGACACGCTACGTGCTCGTGAAGTTTGGGAACTGATTCTTGAGACACGTGCATTCACTGGTGAGCCTTATCTGCTTAAGATTGATGAAGCTAATCGACGCATGCCTGAGACACAGAAGGCTAAAGGGCTTAAGATTCGTGGCTCCAACTTGTGCAGTGAGATTGTTCTGCCGACTGATGAAGAACGCACGTTTGTCTGCTGCCTGTCTAGCCTCAACCTTGAGAAGTGGGATGAGTGGAAGAACACTAACATTGTACAGGATTTGGTTAGGTTCCTCGACAATGTGCTGCAAAGCTTCATTGACAATGCGCCTGATGGCATGCGCAAGGCTAAGTTCAGTGCAGAGAAAGAGCGTGCTATTGGTCTTGGCACTCTTGGTTGGCACGGCTACCTGCAAAGCAAAGGTATCGCATTTGAGAGTGGTGGATTTAACAGTGCTGTGATGCACACCAATATGCTGTACAGCGAGATTAAGAGGCGTGCTGTAGAAGAAAGTATGCGACTTGCTGTTGAGCGCGGTGAGCCAGAGGACATGATTGGCACTGGGCTGCGCAACAGTCGTACTATGGCAATTGCTCCGAACGCTAACAGTGCTGACTTGCTTGACACGTCGCCTAGTATTGAGCCATACTTCCGAAATGTGTTTCTGAAGGACACTCGTGCTGGTACGTTCAAG